CACGAGAATGAAGCGCGGCCGGTTGGCGATGTATTCCTCGCCGTCCAAATCCTTCTGCTGCGCGAACATCTCAAGGGCTGCCGAAAGCGCCGCCTCGCTGATGACCGACGCGGCGCCGAGGTTCCCATGGTTGGCATGGAACAACGGCACCCCGTCCGCTAGGTTGGCGTTCGCGATCAGCACGTTGTAGACGATGGCCGATTCGAGGTCGGCCGCGCGTTGCCCGGCGGTTGCGATGGCGCGATCGAAGGCGCGGAGATCGTCGTTGATGATCGCCTGGCGCGTCAGCGCGACGATGCGTCCGTAGGTCGCGAGCTGGTAGCTTTCCCGCCCTTCCGCGATGGTTCCGTAGCTGAATTCGGCGCCTTCCATGACGGCCTTCAAGGCCGGGAAGTTGCCGATTTGCGTGGGATACATCGGCTTGAAGTCGGTGGCCGTAATACCCCGCGCCCAACGCTGGAACGTCCGCGGCGTGGAAGCATAGGCGCCGCGCAGGCGCTTGCCGGCCACGGCCGCGAGGATCAGCGGGAAATCGGACGTGGAATGCAGCCCGGCGCCGCGGATCGAAAGCGGATCGATGCCGCCGGGAATGGCGCCGCGCGTCGCCACATAGGCGATTTCGTTCGGCGTCATGCCGCGCGTCCGCACGCCCGCCGCTTCGAGGCAATCCCGCGCCAGATCGAGCAACGTCATGCCGCGATACTCCCGCGCCCGATCCGTTATCGGAAAGACGGTCGGCTGCGCCCGATGCAGCATCGCCTCGGCCATTGCTTCGCGCCGCGTTACGGTGGCATCTATGCCGCCGGCCGGCATCGAAACCTGCGTATGGCCGATACCGCGTTCGTCCTTTTCGGCGAGATGATCGAGGATTTTGGAGCGGGCGCTTTCGACCGTTTCGCCGGATGCGATCAGGCCATCGACGAACGCGCGTTCGAGATTGAAGCGCGTGCCGAGCGCGTTGATGGCGCCGATGCGCTCGCGTTCGGCCCGGCGGATTTCGGCCTCGTTCGGCGCCGGCGCGGCGGGAGCATTCGCGCGCGCGCCGACGGTATTCTTGTCGCCCTGTTCGCCGGCGACGGGCGTCTTCTTCTCAGCCATTGCAGCCTTCCTTTCCGAATGCGCCGCCGGCGCGGCGGCAGGTTCTTCCGCTTCCCGAACGATCACGCACGGCCCAAGCCCATCGTTCGCGCGGATATGGGCGCCTGGGTCCGCCCCGATCGGGACGGCGGAAATTTCGAGGGGTTCCCAATCGACGGCGCGCCAGAGCTCGGGCGCGCCGTCGCGCTTCTCGATTTCGAAGCGATGGACGCGGTAGCCGACGGAAACATTGCGGATGATGCCGGCGGCAACATCGCGCCAAATCGGTTCGACATCCTCGCGCTCGGAAAAACGAATGGTCGCGATGCCTTGGCCGTTCTCGATGCGCGCCGAGCCTTCGACGACGACGCCGATGATCGCGCCGAGCTCGTAGGCGTTATGAGTATCGAGGAACGGCGCGCCGTTGTTCAGGCGATCGAGCCGCACCGCCGACGGATCGACAACGAGTTCTTCGTCGATATCGTCTTCCCATAGCCTGCGCCGGCGCACGCGCGCGCCGGTGGTCCAAACCACATCGACGGTACGCGCGTCTTCGTTGGCCGTTTCGGCGCGCACGGCCACGTCCCGCCCGAGAACGGGCAGGTTCATCGTTTCCTTTTTCATGGATCAATCCTCGACTTTTTCGCCGCCGATGGCCTTTTGCATCAGGCCCTGTTGCGTGACCTTGCGCGGATCGGAATCGAGCGTGATGCCGAGCGCATCGAGCATCGCGTTGCTTTCCGCGATGGCCTTAAGTTGGGCCGCCGGGTTGTAGCCGCGTTTTGCGATCGCCTGCGGGAGCGTCATCGTCCCCATGCGCATTTCCATGAGATCGGACGTGGCATCGGCCTTCGGATCGACCGCCTCGAAGCCCGGCGGCTGCCATTCAACGGCCGCGACGGGTTCCGGCAGCAATCCCGCCATCCAGGCGGATTCGATGAACCAATCCCAAACCGGCTGGCAGAAGACCGGGATAACCAATTGCCATTGAACCGCGCTCACCATGCGCCGGAATTCGATCAACCCCCCGCGATGTGACGTAAAACTTACTTCCGAAAGGTCTCCCGACAGAATTTCGTAGGGCAGGCACCATCCGGCGGCGATGATATGCAATTGGACCTTTTGCCATTCGGCGATGCCCGCCGCCGCCGAAGGCTGGTTGAATTCGATCGCCTTCGCGCCGCGCGCGTAGGCGATCAAACCCGGTTCGAACTGCTCGATGATTTCACCGTCGCTGTTCGTAACGGTCGGCGCGATACCTTCCTGGCCCTCGTCGGCGCCCAAGACGACACCGACGAGGCACGCCTCGGTTTTCTTCCTCACGAGTTCGGCGTTGGTCCAATCGTCGAAATCGCGCAAGGCCCGGAGCACCGGCGCGCCCCACGGCACGCCGCGTTGTTGAACGCGATCGCGCCGGAACAAATGCACGATTTGGTCGGCCGGCACCCGCACCGACGAACGGTTGACCGATAGCGCCACCCCGATATCGCCGGGATGATCGGGAAAGAGCCAATATGCCTGCCGGCGCCCGAGCCGATCGTATTCGATACCGCGGATCGTCCGGCCCCCATCGACGCGCTGAAAATCGATACGCGCCTCGTCATGGTGATCGATTTCGAGCGCTTGGACTTGCAGGGGCACCGGCAAGCCGGCCGCCGCTGAACGCCGCCGGCGACGCACGAAGCATTCGCCGCTTTCGACCATTTCGCGAACGGCGAGCGTCGTTAGGGAATTGAAATCGCCGCGTTCGTCCGCATCGCATCGGACGGACCATTTCGCCCAAAGATCGTCGATCCGCTTGTTAAGCTCGTCGTTGCCGGTGTTGGCGTAGGGCGTGAAGCCATCGCCGACGATGTTATTGACCCAAGCGCCGACCGCTCTCGCCGCGTGGGGATTGTTCCGTACGAGATCGCGCATGCGGTTGCGCAGGATCGCGCCGGCGCCGGCTATTTCGGTATCGGCGGACGTTCCGGCGGTTCGCCATCCATCCGTTCGCCGGCCGAGCGCGGCGCCGTCATAGGCGCGCGCCGCGAGGTTCGCGAATGCTTGGCGCGCCAGCAAGCGCTTAACGCCAGCCTGCGGCGCGATCGCCGCTATGGCGCGGTCGATGAACGACGGCGCCGGAATGTTGCGCGATCCGGCCATTTCATCGATCCCCGCGATTGAAGCCGGCATAGCCGGCGATTGGACGCTTGCGGCCGGTTTCCGCCGCCAATGCCGCTTCGAGCGTTTCGATGCGGCGCTTCAAATCCGCTTCGGAGGCATATTGAACATCCTTGTCCCCGTAGCGAACCCGAAGCGTGCCGGAAGCATATGCCTTGCGAAGCGCGTCGAGCTCGGTTTGCGTCCACGACATCGGCTCTTTCCTTCAACGCGGCCGCCACCGCGGCGGAATGCGAATCCCCGCCGCCGCCAATTGATTGGCGATCAGCCGTTGTTCCGTCGCGTTCGCGCGCGGATCGATCTTGGCGATGCATTCGGCGAAGGCCCGCGCTTCCGCTTCCGGCCGTGCGAAGCCGCCGTCGAATTCGAGGATCGCCGCGCGCTCCTCGAAGAAATCGGTTTCGATCACCGAAACCACCCCTCGCGGCGGCCGCCCAGGCCCTGGGAGCCGGCGAACCAATCCGCTTGCCGCTTACCCTTGACGGGTACCGCTTGTTTGACCTGCCCGGCCATGCGTGGCGCCTCCTTGGATCGCGCGGCGGCGGCGGCCAACGGTAGTTCCATTTGATCGTCCGGTTCCGGCGGCGGCTCGATCTGCCTTTCGAAATCGATCCATCGCGCGTCGGTCCATCGATCGACGCCGAGCAACCACGCGGCGGCGCGCGCGTAGACGCGGCAATCGAGCGCCTCGTTGCGTTCGCGCATTTGCCGCCATTCCAGCTTTTGGAAACCGCGACGATCGCGAACAGAGACGAGTTGCTCGGCGACGAGTTGCTTCACCCATTCCGCGGTAACGCCATGCGGCAAATGGATGTAGCCGGGCGGAAACGCCTTGCCCTCGGTGAATTCTTCTTCCGTCGGTCGATCGAGTCGCAGGAAGCGATACGTTTCCGACTTGAAGACCGCCGTCGCGATCGTGTAGAGCCGCACGCCGCGCCGAACTTTCCGGCCGCCCTCCGTCACATCGACATAGGTTGGGCCGTTGACCGGCGCCGAACGATCGAACCCTTCGACGCCCTTGATCGCCGTTCCGACGCCGGCGCCGTAGTGGCGCACCCACGAATAGACTTGGGCCGTCGTGCGCCCGTCGCCGGCATCGATCGCCAATTTGGCGATGCGCATTACCGCGCCGCTTTCGTGCGGCCACTCGCGCCCGATCAAATCGGTGAGATCGTCCCAAACGGCCGGCGAGGACGTATCGCCCTCAAGCACGACATGATCGACGAGCCAGCTTTCGAGCCCGCGACCGAACGCCCAAACATCGATTTCGATGCGGTCGTGTTGAACGTCGCCACCCGCCGCCAGGACCAGGCCGCCGGCGGGGACAATCCCAAGGCGATGCTCCTTTTCCCGTTCGTACAAGCGCCGCCAATCCGGCGCCTCCCCGCGTTCCTGCCAAGTTTCGCCAAGGATCGTGTTCTTGAACGCCTTCAGCAGCGCGTCGTTGCGCTGCGCCGCTTCCCATTGCCGCGCGATCGCTTCCCACGATAGCCATCCGACCGGCGAATAGAGCGCCGATAGATGGAAGCCGATCGTATGCGGATCGGCGGCCTGCGCCGTTGCGCGCCACTCGCCGGCCGCGAGCATCGCCGTCTTGTGATGCTCGGCGATCGGGCATTCGCAATGTTCGCAATGGTAGCGCGCCGTTTCCGGCGCGCCTGGTTCCCACCGCAAGCGCTCGAACTTGAGCCATTGCATTTCCCCGCAATGGGGGCATGGCACGAAGTAGCGCCGTTGATCGGATGCCTCGTATTCCCGTTCGATCCGCGAAAGCCCGCGGATGGTGGGCGTCGATACGATATAGACCTTCGCGCGATGGCCGAAGGTTTGCGTGCGCGCTTCCGCGAGCGCGATCGGATCGCCTTCGCCGTCAACGTCGCCCGGATAGGCATCGACCTCATCCAGGAAGACGAAGCGCGCCGGCATTGAGCGAAGACCGACGGCGCTATTCGCGCCGGCAAGCACAAGCTGGCCGCCGACGAAACGCTTCGCGAAGACCGTATTGCCGCTATCGCGCGACCGCGCCGGCAACACGATCTCGCGAAGCTCCGGGCTTTCCTCGATCAGCGGTTCGATGCGCTGTTGCGAAAGCCGCTTCGCCATTTCCGTGGTCGGCTGCACCGCAAGCACCGGCCCCGGTGCCTGATGCATGATGTAGCCGACCCAATTGTTGCCGGCTTCGGTCTTGCCCAACTGGGCGCCGGCCATGAAGACGACGCGCCGCGCCGGATGCATCGGCGATAGCGCGTCCATGATCGCCCGCATATAGGGCGTGCGATCGGTTCGATACCGTCCGGCCTCCGACGCGGCGCGCGACGAAAGAAACCGATAACGATCCGCCCATTCCGAAACGGTCAGCAGCGGATCGGGCGCAAGGCCGCGCTCCCAGGCGCGCGCGATGTCGCTTTCGCCGTCATACGCTTCGGCCAAGATCGACCCTTATTTCCGCCAGTTCCGATAGATGCGCGCGGACGTGCTTCGCCAGCGCCGCTTCCATCGCATGCGCTTCGATGCCGAGTTCGGCCGCCATTAGCGCGGCAACACGCGCCGGCCATTGCACCCACGCATCGCGTTCGCGCCGCGCCAGCGCATAGACCGTGGCAATCGCCTTAGCGCGATCGACCAGATCGCCCTTCATCTTGCCCAGGCGAACCCGCGCGGTTTGCGCCTTGAGCACTTCGTTCGCCGTGCGCGCCTTGAGAAATGTAAGGTCTCCCTGCGGCGCATCCCCCGCGGTAGCCGGCGCTTCGCCGGATTCGTTCAGCGTTTCCTGCACCGCCTCGATCGCCGCGCGCGGCACCGCTTTTTCGCCTGGACGCCCCGCATCGCGCCACGAACGCTCGGCGGCGGCGCCGCGCTGCCGCGCCGGATCGGACATCGCCGCCCATTGGGCGTCGGCCTTCTCGGGATCGATCGTCCCATCCGGCTCCAGCACGATGCGCCCGGTCGCGATCGCCTTGCGCACGGCGCTTTCCGAGCATCCGCGAAGGCGCGCGTATTCGCGCCGCGAAACCCCCATGGAAAAGCTCCAACCTCTCGAAAAATCAGCGACTTACGAGTTGCTCTGGTTGGCGGAATGAGCCTGACTGCGGCGGTTCAAGGGGAGCATCATCCATGCCCAAGCAGCCGCATCCCGCCGACGTTCGAAACGCCGAGATCATCGCCCGCGCCGTTCGCTACGAGCTCGCCCTCTTCTTGGGGCGTGGCGCGTACGCGAAAGCGAGCGTTGCGGCCTTCGACGAAATACCCGCGGCCGCCGCGCGCCTTGTTCTCGAGCATCGGAACGGCCGTCGCCCCTTGATCTACGCCATCGATGCGGCGGGCCGCTCGGCGCTGATCGATTACCGCTTACAGGAGGCAACGGAGGAACCGATGCAGAAGACATACGCAAAAAGATTCAATGCCCAACGCGCCGCGAAGGCAGCCGGCTATGACCTTGCCGACATCGAGATCGTCAAGACGGCGGGTGGCTTCTCATGGCGCCCGAAGGCGAAGGCGGCAAAGGCAGCCACCGCCAAGGCGGCATCGAAGCAAGGCGAGCGCCCACGGATGACTCGCGGCCGCTTCGCCGAGATCGAGGCGGCGGCGCGGGAAGGTGTTCTGCCCGATCCGCCGGATTTCAGCGCCGCGACCCACACGCGGTTTCGCGGCAAGCTCGAAAAGATCGTTGCGCTGGCCAAGGCCGGCGACATTGACGGCTTGAAGACCATCGAGATCAATCCGGTTTCGAGCAGCCCAAAGGCGATGGCCCGCTATCGCGATCTGTGCGTCATCGCCCTGCGGGCGCGCGCCCGGAAATGATCAGGGCCGCGCCGGCCCCGTCACATTCCAGAACAGCACTCGGCCCGCCCTGCGGCGGGCCGTTGCTATTTCCCAAGCCTTCGCATCATAGTGCGGATCGGATGGGAAGGGTGGCGCCACCTTCGCCGCTTGCCCGAAGGGAAGGCGATGCACATGAATGCGCGCGCCAGCCACATCTGCTGACACTAGTTCGCGCCCGATTTGCACGACATGCCGCTGGGCGTTCGGCCACGCCTTCGCCAGGCCACGCGCCAAAACTCCCGATCCGGCGGAGCACCACACTTCGTCCGGTTCGATGCCTGTAGCGCGCGCCGCCGCCGCGATGGCATCGATCGCCTCGGGCGTATCGACCCCGAAAGGAACTAATGCCGCGCCATGCTGCGCGGCATATTCCCGCGCGCGGGCTTGAACCACCGATAGATACCCAGGCGAAACCGGAACTATCTTGGCGCCCAAGCGCGAGGCTTCAAGCGTTCGATCATGCACGCGCTTCCGCGCGGCAACGAAGATGGTCGCGCGCTTGCCGAGGCGTCGGGCGACATGCGCTAAGGCGGTTTGCGCACCGCCTTCTGCCGGCGACGCATAGACCGCCTCTTGCGCGCCGTCGAAAAATATCGACATGAAGCGCGCCTTGGTGCCACCGGGAAAGAGATCGTCCCGCGCCACCAACACGCCGTCGTGCTCGCGGATGACGGGCGCGGTCATTCGTCCGCTTCCCCGTCCGGCGCGATTTCGCCGAATTCGACGATCCCGCACGCCTCCGTAGCGCGCCTCGGATCGCCCTTGCAGAACACCATCACGTTCTGATGGGTGCGCCCGAGCTTCCGCGACGCCACGAATTGGCGCCCGGCGCGGATGGGCAACGATCCGACGGCCGTAACGAGGATCGCATCGTTGTAGTAGCGCGCGCCAGCGCGTTCGAATACCTCGACCGTTCGGCCCGGCAGGTTGATGTAGAAACCGTCCGCGTCGCGAACGTCGCCAACCACCCAAACGGCGAACCGATCCTCGCGCATGCGCGCCACCGCGGCCGCGATGACGGCTTCATAGGCCGCAAAGAATTCGTCGCGGCCCATTTTAGAAAGATCGGCCGGATGGTCCGAATATTCTTCGAGATTCCAATAGGGTGGGCACGAGAAAACCAGATCGGCGGTGACATCGCACGCCAGCTTGGCGATGTTTCGTGCATCGCCCCGCCGCCACTCGGGCGCTGGATCGCCAGCTAGATGGAGCTGCGCGCGGTTCGCCGCGACCTGTTCTTCCCGCAGTTCGACGCCAACGTATCGGCGCCCGAGGCGCGATGCCACGATCCCGCGAACCGATCCACCGGCAAACGGATCGAGCACCGTTCCCACCGGCGGACAAAACCACCGGTAGGCGATTTCGCAAACGACCGGATCGAAGATCGATGTTCCAGATCCGACATCGAGGATCGCTTGTGAAACCGGATCACTCGGCGCGCGATCGCCCTTGACGAAGGTAAGGTTGCTCACAACGGCCGCCCCCGCCCATCGCCGCGGGCTTTCGATTTCGAATAGTTGGTCGCCGGCATCGCCGACCCGCCTGGCGCCGCCGATTTCGCCTTTTCGCGATCGAGCGGTTGCGGGCTTCCGCCAGGCGCTGCGCCACGGCCAAGCTCTGACCGAATTCCCAGATCGATCCACGCCCGCTTGCGGTCTTGCCACCATCCTTTCCGCGCGTCGAGCACCGTGAAGGGAGGCACGCCGAAGCGCTCGGCTAATTTCGAAGCGCCGGCGATGCCTGGGGGGCTATCCGCATCGCCGGCGCCCTCGGATGAAACGGCAGTGCCGTCCTCCAAGCCAACGCCATCGAGAAGGCGATCCAACTCGCCGTCGTCGAAGCCGATAAGGTCCAAATCGAAATCGTCGTCGCGCAGCGCGGCGAGTTCCGCGCGCAACATCGCTTCATCCCATCCGGCGTTCTCGGCGATGCGGTTGTCGGCGATGACTAGCGCGCGGCGTTGGGCATCGGAAAGATGATCGACGACGATGACCGGCACTTCGTCGAGGCCGAGTATCTTCGCGGCCATCAGGCGCCCATGGCCGGCGATGATTACATCATCGCCGTCGATCAGGATCGGATTGACGAACCCGAATTCGGCGATGGATGCGGCGATTTGGGCAACCTGATCCTCCGAATGCGTGCGCGCGTTGCGCACGTAGGGGATCAAGCCGTCGATCAGCCGCATTTCGATTTGCAACGAAGCCCCCCAAAGAAAACGAAAAGAAAACGGGGGCTCCGATTGGAACCCCCGAGTTGCCTGCGCCAACCCATCAAGACACACCGCGCACCGCGCACCCAAGAGCGCGCACCAACCCCGCGAACCCCGAAAAAAACCCTGCCGCTAGCGAAATCGGGGGCCCCCGCCGCCCGCATACGCCAATCGCCGGGAAGAACCTAAGCCGGCGGGGGATGGGGGCGGGGCGCCCAACCTATCCGAAACGATGCCGAAAACCGTTGATCTTGTCGCGCCCGAAGTTCAACGCCGTCAGCCAATCGAACGCGCATCAAAACACGCCGTCACTACGCGCTCTGTCGAGCGTTGCGGTTA